CCTCAAGATGGGACTTTTGATCAAGATTTGCAACGTGCAAGAGTCCTAGAATGGACAAAGTCTGACGACTTTATCTCTTCGATAGACTTAAGTGCTTGCACTGATAGGTTTCCGGTCCTCCTACAGGCCCTGTTACTTTGAAAATGCAACGCCTTAACGCTTTGGCAAGCGGTATGGTGGTTACAAGTTATAGCAAAAAGAACCTTCATCTTTAGGGATGAGGGGATTCCGAAACGTATCCGTTACAAGGTAGGACAGCCCATGGGCGCATTGTCCAGTTGGCCAGCGATGGCTCTCTGTCACCATGTTCTCGTCCAGTTGTCTTATAAAACCGCATACCCTGAATCTGAAAATATCTTTGCAGAATATGCCCTTTTGGGTGATGACTTAGTCATCAGGGACAGACGTGTGGCCGAAATTTACAAGGAATTAATAGCATCTTTAGGGATGCCATGATCTCCGAGTAAATCCTTTGAAGGTGTAGGAGTCGCTGAATTTGCCAAAAGCTTATTTCGCGGTGGAAAGAACTTGAAGCCCTTTCCTTTACCACTACTTCTTTTTAGGAAAAATACCATGTTAACAGATGCACAGGCATTGTTAAAAGAGATATCCGAAAGGAGATTCTTGATCGATATTTCCCAATTTCTTAGTGTTTATCCTAAGAGGTGAAGATTGTTGATCACTTCTGCCGTGCTATCACCTTCAAGTGTGAAGGTCTGTCTGGGCGGGCCGTTTCAGCGGCTTAACTCAGAGAGGTTTAACACTTTCGAATCAATCATTCTTGATAAACGTATTAGGTCGTTTTATGGAACTGAAAAGGTCCATGAAGCTACTAGTGCCTTTATCATGAACGATCCGACTAAGTTGGAAGTTAGGGGTAACCCTTTTATCCAAATTGCACAAGATAATTCGGGTAATTATCCCGTGCGGTACGGTTGGAGTGATACTGATAATATCTCTCCTTTCGTATTGGTTGGGTCGGGTTGAATAGCGTGAGACCCAGAGTGTTGACCGGAGGGCCTACCTAGCCTTTCGGATAGGAAGCTAATTCCTGGCCCATCTTGGAAGAAGGATATTGACGACGTAATTCAACGTCAATCTTTCCAAAAGATGGAGAAGCTTGTTCCGGGCTGATTCTGGCCGTGGTGTAACAACCGTGTCCCTCCTTAAATGGAAAGAAACAGTGGAACATGTGGAC